CGGAATCTCATTTCACCAACGGAATAGTAGGATTTCAGGTAGAGGCGACACATTGTTCGGCAATACCATTCTTAGCTTTGTAGCCGTGAATCATAGCACTGGTGGAAAAGTGAAGAAAATCATAGCTAAAGGCGATGACTCAGTGATGGATGGTACTGGTATCTTGCACAGTGATTGTCTGCGTAAACTTGGAGCCTTAGGTTTCAAAGCCAAACTAGTGGAAAAGACAGCGTCTGACGTGGAATTTTGTTCCATGTTGCTAGTCCCTGTTGCAGACGGACACGTGATGAGCCCAAAAATTGGTCGACTGTTGACTAAAACCTTGTGGTGTAAGAACACTCATCTAAGTGAACAAGGTATGAAAGAGCAGTTTGCTGGGACTATCAAGGGATTGGAAACCATGATCGCGCACGTGCCGGTTTTGAGGAATTTTCTCCGGCATCCTCTCGTACGTGGTTGTGACGCTGACAAAATCCCTGTGAATCAATACAAGAACCATACAAGTAGGAAACATCGGCCATGTGCGGAGACTTATTCATATTATGCCAAGCGGTATGACGTGGACGAATCTCTGCTGGCTGACCATCTACACCAATTCGATGGGTTTCCTGTGATGCTGGACCAACCGCTGTATGATCACATGGCGGACGTAGATTGGGGTGATGAATCCAACGGTCACCTGTTAAGTGTCAAGACTACGTCCAAAATAGATGCTGCTGACATCTTCGTGATGCCAATTCTTGAAGAATTGTTCAAGTACACGTTTGGTATGTTTGGTACGGTCTCGTTAGGACTAATAGAGTCCCTTCTCACCAAAAGTTTATATAACTTTATGGGACACATTTTGCTATCGCGCTTTGACTTACCGACGGCCATGGCGATACATATCTGCCACAACTTCTTGGTTTACCACTTCAAGGGCCCGTATGTTAAACCCCTGAGTATGGCCAAAAATCGTAAGAAAAAGCGCAACACCAAAAAGCAAGGACAAAAACAAAAACAAAATAAAAATGTGACCTTCGCTGAATTGGGTAAGCAACTTGTAGCTCAGGGTCTCCGGAAAGGAGGAGGCTTTCTCGGCAACCTGGTTGCCCCGGGAGTTGGCGGTCAGTTCGGCACTGAACTGGGCGCGAGCATCTCACGAATCGCTGGATTTGGTGATTATACAGTTCACCAGAACACTTTGCAGAATGTACCGAGATTTGGCAGCCTGCGTACGGACTCGATCCGTGTGCGGAATGTTGAGTTCATCGATACAGTGGATTCTTCTGTGGCTTTTAGCACTAGGAGTTTCACTCTTAATCCTGCAAACAGTGAAGTCACACCTTGGTTGGCAACTCTTGCAAATGCGTACCAGCAGTGGATACCCCACGGGATTGTCTTCTGCTTTGAATCGACTAGCGCAACAGCAATTGGATCAACCAACACCGCCCTCGGGACCATAGCCTTGTCATCAAACTATGACATTGCTGAGGCTGATTATATCAATCTGAGGGAAGTGTTGGCCAGTTACTTTAGTTCTAGTGGTCCGCCATCAAGAGACTTGATGCACGCTATTGAGTGTGATCCAGCGTTAAGACCCAGTCGAGTATTGAATATCGATCATTCTGGAGAATCATCCGACGACCCGGCACTGTACAATTTGTGCAAAACGCAAGTGTCCACAGAGGGCATGCAAGCGGTAAGCACGGTCGGGAAGTTGTGGATCTCTTATGACATTGAATTGTTGAAACCACGACTGGCTTCCGAACATATGACATCCATTGTGGCAAATGCTGCATGGACGGCAGACTACTTCCTTGGCTTAATCCAGACTACAGCACGCGGTACTCCTATAACCATTACCGCAACTGGAGCCGGATTTGACACCATTCATTTGGATGCATACAGAGGACAGAAAGTCACCGTCACTGTCACTATGACGGGATCCAGTATGTCGAGTGTCGCAGCTGTCCGTGTTTACGGATCGGGTGTAACACCCAACAACTTATGGAATCAACAAGGTGTCTCCCAGACGTTCGGTAATACAAGCTCCGTCGTTGTATTCCAGGATTCAGTCAATGTCC